GTTTCTTCCCAGTAATCTGCAGTAAGAGTGAATCCGTCCACCGCAAAAATTCCATTCTCATTGAAATCCAAGTCAACGGCTGGTAAAGCAGCTGTTGGGAAAACAGTAGGGAATTTCCATTGTCTGTGAATATCACCTTGTTTGTTAAACCATGAAACTACCATTGGTCCACCTATGTAATCCTTTTTCAGACCTTGACGACCTGTTAATGGATCATATATGATATCGCACCATTGGCGTAACGCTTTAAATACATAGGCCGAATTGTTATCATTCAAGTTAACCTCGAAATCTAAGGTGATATCGATGGAATTGGCTCCTGCGATAGAACCACCCGCGAATGTTCTAGTTTGACCCTTGTATAATTGGGTTGTTTTATCAGGTAACTTGTTTGTATCTAAGCCACCTACTTTTTTCACGTTCTCCATAACTAAGTCCCAGTTTGCTACTGCTGGTGGGGGAGTTAGGATAACTTCAAAGTGAGCAAAATACAATGGTTCAAAGTTTTGAATTGCAGCTCTACTATTTTTGTAATGTGGTAATCCAGCCATGTTTTAAAAGCTTATTTTCTTATAGTTTATATATCTTAATTTGTTTATGCTATTGTAAATCCACCTGATGCAATTGCTCCAGTTTTAAGGATTGTAACACGATTAACAAATTTCTGCATTCCTCGCGCTGGCTCAATACCTATATCGATGATACCGAAGTTTCTATCGATGGTTTCTTCTGTATTGTTGGTTTCGTCCATGACTACCAAGAATTCGAAGATTCCTCCCGCGTTTCGTACATTTTCTAAATAGTTTTCTACTATTGACTTGATTTCAAGTCGTGTAGCAGCATCGTTGAATTCGAATAAATACTGTGTCAGAATATCTTCGACAGCTAACTCAACAGTAATCAGTAAGTCTCTAACATGTAAGTTGTTGAATGCTGATAGAGTTCTTTGGTAACCTGATTGGTTACCGTAGATCATAATACCAACGTTTCTTACAGTTACAATTGGGTTGATACCAAATGGCTCAAGGAACTCACGATCCTGTAGTGTGTATTCATATTCTAATCCTACTAATTTAGGGTTAGAGATGATACTCTTCTTGGCCCAGCCACGATTGAATACGGTTGCCCATTTAAGAATTTTCTAACAAAGTTGTTAGAAATATCAGAAGCAGGTGGTACGTTAATGTTCTTGTTATTCTCACGGTAAGTAAAGAATGGTGAGAACACTCCGTAGAATTTAGCACCGTTTTCTTCGTCAGGTAGACTAAACGTAAATGATGGTCCTAATGATAAGTTACCACCTGTTGAGATGTACTCGGTATTTAACGTTGGTCTAGGGTTACCTGCCGATGGATCTGGTTCATCAGTAAATCTAGGGTCAGTTGATTCCATGAATTCCTTGATTGAAGGAGCGTTAAGAATCGCCATACATTTCTGACGGTTTTTAGCCAATCTTGATAGAATTACTTTAGGTCCTAACATTGGTTCAATACCGAATGCCATTGTATCGATAATGTAACGGTAAGTTATAATATCTTTACTTGCTAGAGTAACTCCAAGGTTTGTATCTTCAATTACACCGTAGATTTTCCAAGCTTGAGCTTGATTCTTAGGTAAGTGGAAGTCAGTTAATGTGAAACCACCTAAGCTAGTGAATTGTAATCTATCAGCGTATGTGTTAATCGGAGTAAATACTGTCACTGTATCAGGAGAACCTGCAGTAACTTTTACACCGACTGTAGTGTTAATTTCAAATTGTTTATCACCAGTTGAAGCATCGATTCTCTTGATTTTTGATACTACTCTTGTTAAGTGAGTGCCATCAGCATTTACTAAGAAATAACCAACCTCGATTTTTGAAGCATCCGCTTCAGAAATTTTGAATTGAGTATTTGCAGCATTTAATGATCCAGAGATAACGTCGACAGTTGTTTTCAAGTCTTCAATAGCTGAAGAGTAAATAATCATATCATTGTTGCCTGTGCCATAAGCTGATCCTCCAGCTTCGAATGAAGAGTTGTTAAGGATATCAACGAATGGACCTGCAGGAGGTACAGCTACAGTTCCAGTAATTTGTGAAGTTAATCCAACATTTGAGTATTGTCTTAATCTTGTACCGATTAAACCGTACTTAAGATTTGATGTAGTATCGAAATCTTCACCCCATGCTTCGTCTACATTAATGTAGTTGAAAGCGTTTGCAGCATAGTAAATAAGATCACCGTCGATTACTCGGTTATTAATGATATCCTTAGAAAGTTTCGCTCCAGGATACGCCTCGATGTAATCAGATTGATCTGTAGCAGTCAATGGAGAGAATGCACCATTTGATAATGTACCATTTGTAACTGTGAAGTTATCGTCGAATACGAATGTTACAGTACCATCGGTGTTATCAGTAACGCTAACAAAGTTTGGTACGTTTAATCCACCAGGTGTGAAATCAATTGCAGCAATTGCAGCACCGTCAGTAGCCGGAGCGCCAGTTCCAACGAAATCAACGCCTTCAGTAACAGTTACACCGTTAACAACGAAGTTTTCTCCGGATGCAGCACCGATACCTCCACCTGTAATAGATAAGGTAGTAGTGTATGATGTTTCGTTCTCATGAACAAATACAGTATCTGGTGAAAGAACTGTTGATATACCATCATTACCGCCTACCGCAGTTAGTAGGTTAGTAACATAATCTGTGTTGTTTCCTGCATCAGTCCAAATCTTAACAGTAACGTCTTCAGCAAAGAATGTTCCTGCAGCTAAAGCTGTAGCTAATTCAGTTAATTCGTCAAGTGTCCCAACGTATTGTAATGGACTGTGGTCCATATTGGCAGGGGTTGGTGATAAATTGATACCTAGCACATCTGCAGCAGATGTATCAATTTCAAAGTAACTTCTGAATCCTGGCGCTTCGACCAAGATGATATCACCAGTTACTGTGTTGATACCTTCTCCTGTTTCAATTGTGATTGTTTCAGAACCACCAGTTACACTAACGCTTACGAATGTAGCGTCTTCGATATATGTAGGTGTTGCCATATTAGGGTTGCTATATACAACTCTGAATTCTGAACCTGAATCAATAACTTGATCAACCTTTACGTAATCTTCACCATAAACAGTACCATTTGATTTGATTAATGAGTTAGTTGTTAACCCATCAAGTAATTCCTGGTATTTGTTAACTGTGAATACAGTTTGAGTTGGTGATGGTTTAGGTACTACAAGCACGTTAGCAAAGTACCCTGAATTTCCGCCAATTGGTGATGATTCAACGTATGCTGCAGCGTATGTTCCTGCCGCGTAATCAGTAGCAGTAAAGTTTGGTGTGCCATTGTTAGCAACCAAGTCCATGTCGTCAAAAGCAATTGCTTTTGAGATAGGTGTGTTATATGATAAGAAATCAATGGTATCGTCTGAAGTAGAGATTAAGCTATGCCCAATCGTATCAACCTTGTGGATTGAATTAGCGTAATCATCTAATTGATCACGGTTGATTGAGATGAAAATACCTGTTGTAGCAACAGCGTTGTTAACAAGTACTTCAAGGAATTGGTTTGAACCGTTTCCGTCCACGAAATCTGGAATTAAAGATCCTACAAAGTTAGCAATAACTGTAGTTTCTTCGATTGATAAGAATTCGTTTAACTTATCTACTTTAATACCACGCTTATCGAAGTATTTTGAATATACTGGGTCTTCAGATAATCTCTTGTAATCAGTCCAATCTCCGTCGATTGCAATTAATTCCAAGAAGTAATCCTCAACGTAATCAAATTCATAAATGTAATCTGGTACATTCCCAGCTCCGAACCATTCACGTGCAGTAATTGCATATCCTTGAACAGTTGGATTTGGTTTTCTCCCTATGAATGACATAGGAGATTGACTTAAGTTCGTTAAGTGAAGTAAACGTCCTCTGTTTAACGCATTGTTATCAGCAAGTGCGATGAAGTTTTCAGTATCTGCGAACCAGAATCTTTCTTTGTTATAGAAAGATGCAAGTAAATCTCTAGATACTTCACCGTTTTCTTCGTCTACATCAAGTGAGAACGAACGGTAATCTACACCGTCGCCACCCTCTGACAAAGGTACGTTATTTAGAGGTAATAAATTCAACGCAAATATTGGTCCTGTTTGTAAGCAGGTTTCGATTCCACGATGGAAATACGATCCGCGTTTTTCTAAGAAAGTATCGATTTCACCGAATACTTTTCTCGCGGTCTTTAAGTCACGGAGGAACACTGGTGCGTTGAAAGGTCCTTTACGTGAGAATCCTACTACTAAACGTATAATTTCCGTTGAAAGAACAATTCTTTCTGAAGAGTCAAATTCTACTGTGTAAACCCCTGATGCCTTAAATTGA